AGTAGATAACTGCAGCTTTAATACATTTATGATAGATCCTTACTTTAAGAAAGATGATCTGTCTGATTGTAATTTTGTATGGAAACGAAGTTATGTTACCAAGGAAGAGGCATTATCACTGCTTCCTGATAGACAAGAAGAAATTGAAAACATGGGATACATGCAGAAGGGCGGTTCCCGTGATGGTAAGTTTCAGTTTACTTCTGAAGCAATGAATATCGATTTTAAGCATCTTCTTACATATGATGAATTCTATTATCGTGCATATAGAGATCAGTACTTGTTGATCGATACACAAACGGGTGAATCAACAGAATGGAAAGGTGAAAAGGGAGATCTTGATGCCTTTTTATTAGATTTTCCATCAGTTGTTGTATCCAAGAATAAGATTCCAACAGTTAAACTAGCAGTAATGGTCCAAGATAATCTTATGTACAATGGTCCTACTGACCTTGATACGTATCCTTTTGTTCCAGTGCTGTGTTATTATCACCCAGAACTTCCAATGTTCTCAGATCGAATTCAAGGCATTGTAAGAGGTCTTCGATCAACACAGTTCCTTCTGAATAGAAGAATGATTACTATTTTAGATATCTTTGAGACTCAAGCTAACTCAGGATGGAAATTTAAAGAGGAAAGCCTTGTAGATCCAGCATCTATTTATTTAGTGGGTCAGGGTAGAGGTATAGCTCTTAAGTCTGATGCTCAGATGAGTGATGTTGAAAAGATTATGCCAGGTGATGTACCACCTTCTATGTTCAATATCTGTGACATGCTCTCAAAAGAGATTAATGCGATCACTGGTGTTAATGAAGAGATGCTTGGTAGTGCTGTTGATGATAAAGCAGGAATTTTATCAATGCTCCGTCAAAATGCAGGGCTTACCACACTTCAAGGTGTCTTTGATAATCTTGATTGCGCTCAGAAACTTGTTGGTACTATTCAGCTTAAATATATACAACGATATTGGACCCCAGCTAAAGTATCACGCATCGTTAAAGAGAAACCAGCAGATCAGTTTTATAATAAAGCATTCGGTAAATTCGGTGTGGCAATCGAAGATGGAGCTAATACAACAACACAAAGACAATTACAATTTGCTCAGCTACTTAACTTACATGAAGTCGGCGTTCCAATAAGCCCAGATGATCTACTTGAAGCATCAACAGTTCAAGGTAAAAAGAAAATCATTGAAAATATGATGAAATCACGTGAACAACAACAACAGCTTGAACAGATGAAAATGGAACTTGAAATGGAAGAAGTTAGAGCAAGAATTGAGCTGGCTAAGGCTAGATCTGCTGCTGATTATGGTCTTCATGCAGAGCGTGTATCAAGGGTTGATGAGAATAAGAGCATGGCTGTTGATCGTATGCATCAAGCTAATAGAGCTGATGATGCAGCACTTCTTGATAAAGTTAAAACATTAAAACTTCTTGAAGAGATGGATTTATCACACCTTGAACGACTTCTTAATATGGCAAATACATTAAAACAATCAGAGACTGCTCAATCTGAATCAGGTGTTAATGTAGTAACTTCACAACCACAACAAAGTATGCAAGATATGCAGCAACCAAGCATGTAATTGTAAATGATAACGAATTAGAATAAGAAATATGTGTAGTTGCATAGTTTATATTTTGTTCTAGGATTCACAGTAGATAATATATCCGGATATTTTTATTTTAAAGGAACCAATATGGCAAAAATGAAATCAGGTGCAATGATACGTGAAGATATGTCAAAAGTAGCAAACATGCCTTCAGAATCTAAACAAGTAGCATACCCTTCACGCCCTGTAATGATGCAATATAGTATCGAAGACAATATCATGGGACAAGATATGCAAATCCGTGGTGATGTTGGCCAATTGAAAAAACATTCTTCTAAAAATCGTTACTAGTCTTCAATGTGTTGAGGTGATCTATGCCATTTATGTTAAGAGATTCAAATGCTCCTGCTACCAAAGTTAGTAGAAAGATATTGGGTGTTCCCTCATCTCAGCAATATTGTGAAGATAAAAAAAGAGTTTTAGAACTTGAGAAAGCTTTTAATAATAGTAAAAGAACAACCACTGTTTTGAAAGAATTAGAATATGGCAAAACACAAATCTAAAAAGATGAAAAAAGTGGTCGAACATCTTAAGGGTGATATTGAAACCTTTAAGCACGAAGCTGCAGAAGATCGTGAACTTATTAAAAAAATAAAACCTCGAGATAATTCGAAGAAAAAGAAGAAATAAGATTTTAAAATATACTACATACAGCTTCCTTCTATCTTCTCTGTCGGATTTTCTTATCACTCCTCTTAATCGGGGAGTGATTTTTATTTAAATAATTCTATAAAAGATCTAAAATACACATCGTTACGCTATCTGTCAGCTCAATACCGAAGGAGATTATGGAAGAAACAAGAAAGACCGCCGGTCAAATATCAACCGAGTTACTTGAGAAGCAACCAGAACATGATAATCATGCCGAGATCATAAAAGCTCAAGAGGGCGATTATATTAGGGCTCTTAATTGGTGCGTAGATCATGCACGAGGTGTTGTTCCTTGTGCTAAAGAGTGTGAACTAGTGTGTGAGGCATATGGTAAGTTCAAAAATGAAGATTTCTTTGTTGAAGTATCTTCAAAGCAAGAAAAATTGATGCCCAATTATATTCGTAACTACTTTTATGCTCGAAGATCATGTCCTACACCATTTTATGATCAAACTGTATGGAAATATGATAAAGATATTAATGGTATCTGTTACGTTTGGAGTGTTCCAGATTGGGAAAGCGCTATGGTATATTATAAGAATGCAAAAATAGTTGATAAAGAGGAATATGAACTGCTAAAGTTTGTGATTGCTTTTTATGATGGTTCTTTATATCGATTATGTCGCATACTTAATGGTGAAGAATCTGCAACTAATGATGAAATACAAAAATTATATACTCCGAAAATAGAAATAGTTTAATCCGACTCAAGAAGGAATCATATGTCTAAACCTACCAGAACTATTGAAATGCCACCGTTAGATTATCAATTTCCCCCTGAACTGAATCCAGAAACTACGCCCGTTCAAGCACAACAAGCTCAACCAGCAGCCCCAATAGAAAAGACAGAACAACAACTAGAACAAGAACGTCCCCAGTATCAAGATACACAGTATCAAGATACACAGTATCAAGATACACAGTATCAAGATACACAGTATCAAGAACCCGTACAGCAACAAGAACCACAGTATCAAGATACTGTAATTGAAGATAAGCAAGAACTTGCATTCCAGCAGAAGAACTTTAAAGCGATGCGTGAAGAGTCCAGAAGACTTCAAAAAGAACGAGACTTGTTTGAATATCAATTAGAACAAATGAAACTTCAGGAACAAGAACGCAATAAGCCTGCTGTACAAAAAGATCCTGAGATTGATTTTGACTTTGATATGGATGATGATTCGTTAGTTGAAGCTAAGCAACTTAAAAAGTACGCTCAATCTAATAAACAGATGTACCAAGAACTTCAGCAAATGAAGCAAACAACAAGACAAGCGCAAATTGAAGCGCAAGTAAGAACAAAGTTCCCTGATTGGGAAAAAGTTGTAAGCACTGAAAACATTGCTAAGTTTGCAAGTATTGAACCTGAACTTGCTGAAAGCTTACGACAAACAAAGGATCCATACCTTCAGTTAGTATCTGCATATAAGCTCATTAAGAATAGTAGTGTTTATTCAGAGCCTATAGAAGTGTCATCAGCAAATGATGATAGAAGAAGAATAGAACAGAATAATGCAAGACCAAGACCTTCTGCTTCTATAGCACCAAGTAGCTCAAGTAAACCATTATCTGCAGCTAATGATTATGCTATTGGTCGTGTTGATAGAAATCAATTAGCAAAAGAAAATAAAATAATGAACGATATTATTAGAGGCGCTCGTTAAATTCTATTTGTAGTTTTTTCCATAGTAAGGAGCAATTGCGGTTAATTCTGTAGTTGCTCTTTTTTTATTATTAATTAGATCTAATTAAGTCGCATAAAGGAAGACTCGGCACCTTCATTCGTCGCATAAAGGAAGATTCGGCACCTTCGTTGTCCATGGTTTTTATCAAAAATTATACATTATGCTAGGAAATAGTATGTCAATTACGACTACATCGACACTCCCAGCGCCTAAACAATAATATGGGCGCATTAAACTAGGAGTGATTACTTGGAAAGTCTAAACATAAATCTTTTGCAATGTTATACTGCGTTCAGTACAGCAAGTAATGCATTAAGGAGATTTATGCAAGATAACCAGAGGCAAACGCTTTGGGCTTATATAGCTGGAGTTATGGATTCTGATGGATGTTTTATGATTACTCGACATAATAGAAAGACTTTAAAAAGAATTTCTACAAAATTAATTAAAGTTAATAAATGGTCGGCAACATATACAGCATCCGCCAAATTAAATCAAATTCAGCGTGAGGCTATTGATTTAATTGTTAATGAATCTGGCTTTGGAAAGATAAGACTCGAAGGCGCTCGATTAAGTAGACCTAATTCAAGTCCAATTTATACTTGGTCTATAAGAAAAAATGAAGAAATCATTTCTTTTTTAGAGAAAGTTATACCTTGGTTAAGAATTAAAAAGAACAGAGCTGAATTTTTATTGGAATATTGCAAAACAATAAAACCATGCGCTCATCCTCATTATGGTCTATCTAAAGAAGAGCTAGATTATCGAGAACAGTCGTATATTAAAATGCGAAAGTTTAATGATAATAAAGTAGCCGCAACGACTAAGTCTCCTGGGCACGAGAGTGCATGCGATAGTCTAATCTCATAAGAAATTATGAGAGAGGAATCCGAAGCGGTTCTTCCGCCAGAAATGGTCATTAAGGAATTGATAGGTTCCTGAAGTAATAGAATGGTTCAACAATCTCTATCGTTGCGCATGCTGTCAGTTAAGATACCGACTTTGATCCATACAGTTCCAGCAGACGAATACTTTATGCCACGTGGTGGTGGTACAACTCTTCGTCTACGTCGTTATGCTAAATTACGTTTAGCGTTAACTCCGGTTGGAAACTCAGGTCAATTACCAAGCCCACAAAATCTATCAGCTGTTGATATTGATGCGAAAATATCATTCTATGCAACATTTGTTGTGATCAATGAACAAGTGACGCTTCAAGCGCAAGATCGTCCATTGAACATGGCATCTGAATTACTTGGAATTTGTCTTCGGGAAACTGAGGATACAATTACACGTGACATGCTGGCTTCAAGCTCAGCCTTTTTGAACTGTATCGGTGGTCAAAATGGTGATCAGCCAACAGAATTGACTGTAAATGATATTAGCCTTGCTACTCAGATTTTGACAGGCAACGATGCTCGATTCCTCGTATCTAACATTGAGGGTGAAGATCGTTTTGGTACTGGTCCGATCAGAGAAAGCTTTATCGCTTTATCATCAACGAACCTACAACAATCACTTCAAGCAATTAATGGGTTTATTGCTCGTGCACAATATCCAGATCCTAACGCTGCATTATTCAGTGAATGGGGTTCAGTTCAGAACGTTAGATTCTTGGTTTCATCGATTGGATCAAGAATTCCGAATGCTTCAAACTTGGGCCGTTCTGTGTATAACTCATTCTTTGTTGGAAAAGAAGCCTACTCTTTTATTCAACAAGATGGTTATAGTTCACAATTTGTGTTCAGATCACCAATCATGAATGATCCATTGGCGTTTAATGCTACAGCGGGCTTTAAAACAGCTTTCTGCCCACGAATCACCAATGATCAATGGCTACTTAACGTTCGTTCTACAAATGGAAGGGCGTAATCATGGCAGAATTTAGAGGTTCGTTTACTTCTACGGGTGTTTCAGTCAAGTTACCATTTATTGCTGATATTGAATGGATTCAGGTCATTAATCAAACACAAGCTGCTGCTTCTCAAACAACAGCTGTTGGTGTTAAATATTACTGGCAAGCTGATGCTTCAGTTAATGGTGATAAATATGTAACGTTTAAATCAAACGCTGCAAATGCTGCAAATTTAGAACAGTATATTACTACTAATGGTTTCTATGCTTACAATGATAGCACTGCAGTTGCGAGTGCACTACAAGCGACAATTACTGCAGTATCAAATGCCGCTATTCCAGTTGTAACTAATACAGGTACAAATGGTCTAGTTCCTGGTGATGTTGTTCGTCTAATTAATATTGTTGGTGCACCTCAAATTGGTGATATCGACTTTACTGTTGGATACAACACTTTGTCGACTACTACATTCTCATTAGATTATATGGCTCAAATTGTTGCTGGTACTACAGGTTCTTTTAGAAAAGTACCATCAAATCCAGCATTTTATCCACGTCGACGAGTTATTACAAAAATTACACTTGCTGCACAAGCTGTTGTAACTTTGTCAGTA